CATAACCTGCTGGGAGCGCCTTGAACGAGGCGATCTCTTCGGGATTCTTCTTCAGTAGTTTGGCGAGTTCCCCTTCGGCTCGCTCCAGGGTTAGCCGCAGTTGCTGCACCTCAAGAATACGTGCCTTGATAACCTGCTTGGCGTCATCTCGGACGACAGTTCGTGTCTCCAGAAGAGCCTCTTCGTAGATCGAAAAGGTGTCATCAGGAGAGACGAGAAAGGAGGTTGAATGGACGCGCTATTGCGCGTCAGTGGGTTAGAGCATTGGTGGAAAGGATGCAGAGAGGTTTGGTAGTTGTGTTCTGAAGAATCAGGCGATGGTCAGGAGGCAAGCCTCGCGGGCGGCCTCGATTCGGTCGGAGCCGGCCCCGCCCCAGAGGGCCTCCAGCCGGGTGCGGGCCGCCTTGACTGGATCTTTAGTCCGACCTGCGTTGTGACTCTCGTATTGAGTGATGGCCTGTAGCAAGCCATAGACCGTGCCAGGGATAATGTCGATTCCTGTGTTACCTGAATAGTGGGAGCGAATCATGCCCGTCTGGGCTTCCAGGTCATCCAAAGTGCGCTCTCGGGGATTCCCTGACTCCTTGTCTTTGATCGGTGTCGCCAGCTCCTTGGCGTAGGTGCTGCGGAGGATAAAGTTTGCAGCTTCCGAAGTTAGCTTTGTGGTGGTCAAAGGCCGCAGGGCGGCGATGTCCTGCTGGAAGGTCTGGTTCTGGATGTCGATCAAGGAAGGGAGGTTCTTCATCCAATCGGTGATTCCGGCGGAATGGCGGAGCTTTAGGCCCTGGCCTGCGGCCTTTGCTTTGGCTGCACCCTTACCGCTGATGTAGCGAATTTGATTCGCGCAGCGGAGCATCATGTCGGAAAAGAATATGGAGAAAGCAGTGGTGCCGTCGAAGGAGTTGCAGGCGTGAAGGAAGCGACGGACGGAGTGACCTTCGGCAACGTCGGCGACGATGTCGATGTAGGCGGAGACGACGACCTTGCGGCCATGATCGAGGACCAGGATGTTGTCGATGGTCGCGTCTTCGCGGAGGAACTCAAAGAGGTTGATGAGGCCCTCCATCTGAGCCGGGGTGTAACCACGTCCGACATCACCCAGGAACTGCATGGTGTCCGTGCGGACGATCGCCTTGCGCTCGGCGATGGGGCGCCAATCGTTGCGGTGCTGGATCGGGATCGTGGCGTTCTCGGGGGTAGCGTCGAAGGCCAGGGGTCGAGAGATGACCGTGAAGTCTGCGCCAGCGGCGGCGAATGCCTGGCGGGGAGTGGCGTTAGCCGGGTTGATGTAGCCCCCGGCGAGGGCGGCCTGCGGGGCGCGACCCAGGAGGAGCTGCTCGTTCCGGGCGTAAGCCGTAGTGGCTTTGCCCATCAGGGCACCGGAGACGGCGCGAGCCTCGGGACTGTCGCTCCGGGTGGGCTGGCTGTGATCGGGGGTGTGGACGGTGGTCTGCATGGGGGAGGGGTGGTAGAGGACAGAAGGACCGGCTGAGCCGGGGAGAAGGCACTGCGGGCGATAGGCAGAAGGGTGGAATCCTGACCCTCAACAGCTTCTCGGGAGCCCCCGCAGTACCTTGTCACCGGTTCAGCCGATGAGGTCAACCTATCAAGAAAGAGAGATGTTGTCAACCGATTCAGGAAAGGTTGATGAAACTGCGCTGAGAAGACAGGCTACAACTGGGCTTATGTCAAGAAGGGTGACTGCCAGGTGCTGCCGCGACCGGGTCGCGGGTGAATTCGTAGCTCCAGTGGGGGTCACCTTCGGCGAGGATCCAGGTGCAGAACTGCCGATCTGGGGAGACCACAAACAACTCCCTGTCGCGGAGTTGCTCCAGGGAGCAGATGGGGTTGCCGTGGAGGCTGTTGGCAAGACGGTTCTTCGCCTTGGCTGATAGGGGGATGAGCTTGACATTCATGGGGTGAACAGCTCAGGACATAGTTTCTGGGCTTCTATAACCGCGTTGAGGTGATCGCTGCGAACGTTACTACCTTGAAAATTGATATAGGTCCAGTCGTCATAGGGGACACTGGCGTCACGGAGTGCAGCTCGTATTGAGTCGGATTTGCTTATTCCGAGAGATCGGAATTGGCAGTATTTGGCGGCGTAGAGGTTGGGGAGGACGGTAGAGGCGGTAGCCGGGTCGGGGAAGAGGAAGGGGGGTAGGAGCAGGAGCAGGGGGAGGAATCGAGTCATGTTCAGATAGCGTCGGAGTTGCTTAGGTGTTCGATGTGCTGCTCCAGGTATGTGTCAGCGTTGTGCAGCCAGGCGCGGACTTCATCGCGCTCTGCGGAGGCTTTATCCCAGCTACCTGGAGGGAGCGGGTAGTAGTTCCGCGAATGGAAGTCGATTCTGTAGAAGGAGTTGATAGCCGATTGTAGGTCACGGCGGGCGTTGTTGTACCCGTCGAGGAGGGATTCACGGCTGTTGCCGTTGAGGTGGATGAGGGGGAAGGTGAGACAGGATTGTTCAATGCGGGAGGGCATCAGGAAGAAGGGGAACGAGGGGCGATGTCGGGACTCAGCCAGTAGGTGCTACCGACTAAGAACCGTTTGTGGACCGGGTGCAGCACAGGCTCGATCCGCCCGTAGCTGTGACCCATTTGGGTCTTGAAGTTGGAGGTGTAAGGCCATTCGCCCTCGGGGGAGGGGTGGAGGTTGCGAAGGCCGATTGCGGCGAAGAACTCTTCACGGGTGACTTCGCTGAAGTTGTCTTTCATGTCCCCTCCTTGGGTTTGAGGCAGTCGGGTATGCCTACGCTGTAGCAATGGGGTCGCCCGTTCCTCTCTTCGTGGTCGTTGAGCGATTGACAGGCCCGCATTGCAGCCCCGTGATCACATTCATCCTGCACGATGTCACCAGAACGGGTGTTGATGATGTAGTGCCGAGACTTCGACAGCGGCTGCTGTCTGACACGGTGAGGGCGGTCCCATTTGATGTTCCAGCCTTCGGCGGGGATGGTGGGGTCGTTCACGCAATAGTGCCCTTCTCGGGCTCCGCAGAGCGGACAGGGTTGGTTGATCCAGGGGTGGTAGCCCGAGGGGCGGTGAAATCCCTTCTCTTGTGGGGTTGTCATCTTTCCCCCTTAGCGATGATGCGGTCTATTCCTGAGAGGATGTTGTTGTAAGTCACTTCCAGGGTGTTCGCTTCTTCACGTAGCGCGTGGATCCGCTCGTAGAGGGTGGAGCCGATCCCGGCGAGATCGGCGCAGGGATCGAGCGGGTCGGGACCGAAGAGGGATTCCAGTTTGGATTGGAGCTTGGAATCAATGGGCGGAAGTTGGGGCATTGAGTCAACCGGCAGTGGCCGGGGCGGAGGGGACTAGCTCGAAGTAGGCGCCGATGGGGAACTCGGGTGCATGTGGCCAGGGGCCGCCCCAGTGACCCACAACGAATCGAAGCTCGCTACCGATCACGCGCATGTGACCGAGTTCGTCGATAACGGCGGGTTGATTCTCGGTCTCGACAGATCTGTAGACGTGGTCGAGCTTGAACATGCCACCTGTGTAGCGCTTGCTTAGGCGAACGCATTTGTAGTAGGCCATCTGTTATTTACCGGCAGTGGCCGGGGTGTGACGTGCGGTTCGTAGTTGAGAGGAGCGAGCTATACAACGCCAGTGGCCACGAATAATGCTGTCCGAGGCCGAGCAATAGTCAGGGTCGCCCGCTTCGATATAGGCCCGCATAGCTGAGAGCCGGGAGGAGTGGTAGCCGTAGCCGAACTGCGGGCGCCACTCCATTACAGGCTCTGTCCCTAGTGCGATTGAACCTCGGACGACGGGCTTCTTCTGCTCGATAATCCAACTAGGCATTGGGTTTACCGAGTGTTACCGGGCAGAGATCTCCGTCAAGAACGACTAAGAACTTATGGTGCTTAGTGTTGATGTAGCAAGTCCCGCTGTTGCTGAAGCAGCAGCAATAGACACGGTAGAGCCTTTGCGCAATGCGGATCATGTGATCCGTGGGAATTTTCCGGCCATACCCCATGGCAGATCTACCAGACCAGGGGTGACCATTGAAAGGGGAGTGGATTGGAGTGAAGTCGGGGTGGACTTCGGAGAGGTAAGAGCAACGGGCTGTCATGCGTTGTCTAGTCTATGTGGCGGACGAAGTCGGGATAAGAGATAGGTATAGATGTAGGGGTAGGAAAAGCTTGATGTCCTCTTAAAGAAATAACCTCCACTGATTACATCGCGTCTTTCGCCTTCTCTGATGGGCCGATACCCTGATCTTAAAGTTGAGTAACCCGCGCAATCTGCATTTCCATAGGCGGAACCTTGCATGGGCTTGTAAAGCCCGGCGGCCTGCACCCATTCGGAGAAAGTGAGCCCTTCATTGTTGACGTCGTGGTAAGCCACGGTCATTCACCGGCTGCTACCGGGGTGGGGGGTTCTCCTAGATTAAAGATGCCCTGTTTTCGTATCTGCAGAAACTCGTCTAGAGTAAGTCTCTCTGTTTGCTTAAGTGCAATGGCCATGTGATTTAAGCAAATAGCCTTTGCCAGAGCGAACGCTTGTTCAACTGACTGGCCTGACCGTGGTGGGTTGTAATACCCGTCGATACGATGAGCAGCATTATGCTGGGGGACAGAACGATTCATGCGGTGTTACCTCGGTTCGTAGCAGTCACATTCAAGAACCGTGTCCGCATCCGCACCCGTGGCAGATGGGTCGCGGTCAATGCCCCAAGTGATCTCTTCCCCGTTGCACGTCGGGAAGTCATGGCGGCAGTCGTAGCAGAGATGCTCGGAAGTGCTCATTGTGTAGATGTAGGGGTAGGAAAAGCTTGAGGTAATGCTCGGCGGATCATATCGGCGGAGGGGGCGGGCCAGCCTTCAAACCAGATGTTCGGGCCACCTTTGTAATCCTTCCGCCCTTTGCAGGAGCGGAAATAGCCCTTGTGTCCCATGGTCCCAGGAAATGGGAATAAGGGGAGGTTGATGTAGAGCGTCTCGCTATGGAAGATCGCTTCGCCGGAGACGGCAGGGCCGCCGTAGCAGTGACGGATGTCATACGCACTCGGGGGGATACCGAGTTCGACGGCGAGAGCGCGGAGGGCTTTGGCGCAGCGGCGATAGGCCCGTTGTTTGTCAGCGGTGGTGTACCAACTCATTACTAGCGTCCGATGTGGGTAACGATTACGGCGAAGATTGTGAAGAAGAAAACCCCGACCGGCATATCAGGGTGGTGCAGAATGCGGCGGATCATGAAGTCTCCTCGCTGCTGAAGTTGTAGGACCCGCTCTTATTAGACCCAAAGCCGGAACTGAATCCGGCTTCAATTAACCGCTGCACTTCGGCGAGAGCGATGGTGAGGTCATCGTCATATTCACCTGTGAGCACTATGGTGACTTTGGTCATCAGTCAAGCCCCCTCAGCTTAAGGATCTTCCTGATCTGTGGGGCGTTGGTTTGAACCCAGACGACTACTTCATCGAAGTCGATGCGGCTAAAGTCGCTGGAAAGGTAGTTATCGCTGTACCACTCTCTTAGGTCAAGTCTGAGCTGGTGGGTATTAGCTTCCTCCTCAGAGACAAAAAGTCTGCCGTCTGACGTGTGGAACGCTTCGGTTTTAGTTACCGACATAGCTCAAGCCCTCGCGGCCTTGCGGCTCACAGCCAGGGCGACATAGACAGTGGGAGTATTGACAGCCCGCCCGTCTTGCTGCTCTAGCGCTTGCCGCTGTTGGATCCGCAGCATCTCATTCTGCAGCGGGAGTGAATACTCCCAGTTCTTACGTTCCTTGCGCTGAACTTGGAAGTCGCCTACGTCGATGCGAGAAACGTTGTTCTTGATGCAGTGAGCTTTGAGAAAGGCTGTGTGGCCGTCTAGATCGGCCTTGAGCCTGTCGATCTCCAGCTTAAGGGCGAAGGCTCGCGCTACTCGGGTGCCGACATCCCCAGTAGGGGAGTAGGACTTCGGCACAGCCGGTGCCTTGCGGATGGTGCTGGTGGAGCGGGGAGCGACGACGCGGAGCGATGGGCGGGTGGAAGTGGTCACAGGTGAGTGAACGGGCAGGGCCCGGAGGGTGGTGGTAGATGGACGACTGGCGAAGCCAGGGCGCAAAGGCGCCAGGAAACCTCCGAACGGGTGAGCGCCGGAGGCTTCGGGGTGCCATTACAGGGAAAGGTGGGCATGATGGGGGCATCATACCCACTGATTAAGGAACGGGTCAAATCACACCACGGGTGAGCGCAGCGGCTTTCTTGCGGCCAGATCCGTGGGCCGGGAAGGTGACGACGACCCGCCGGTCGGCGCGAGCACAGAGGGGGATGCCTCGCGGCCCACCGCAGTTGCGGCAGTTGATGTTGTCGCGGAGCGTGGCGGGGCATTGGACGAAGGTGACACCTTCCTCACGGAAGCAAGAGGGAGCTTCCGGGGGGACGACACAGACGGTGGGAAGGCCACGGAGAACGTTGAGGGCTGCGATGTGTGTGTCCTCGCAGGACACGTTGACGGTGAAGCCGATCTCGATCGCTTCACGAATAATGCTTAGGTTGTGGGAATTGAGTTTGTGATGGGTGTATGTCCAAGATGCCCGAAGGTGGGCGGACACGCGGGCCAGGGTGAAGACCAGTTCCTGAATGAGATAGCCTCCGGCATGGGGGAGATCTCCTGCCACGTCGTGGCGGAACATGGCGGATGAGGTCAGGCGGCGGAGTCGGTGGATGAAGTCGGGCCAGGGGATGCCGCGCTCGGGGACTTTGCTCCAGTGGAGCAGGGTGCGACCATATTCGGCGTAGCAGCCATTAGCTTTGAACGGGCAGGTCGGTGGGCAGGACGATTCCTCCGTCATTGAGACGGCGATGGGTCCGGTCTTAGCGTTGCTGGAGACGGGGACGAAGTGAACGAGAGGTTCGATCATTTAACGAGGGAGGTTAGTAAAATTACGTCATTCTTGGGGCGCTCGTAGTTATCCCACCCCTCCATTGAGCTGTAGCCTGGGAGGTTTTTAAGAAGCTGAGTCTTTAGATCCGCAAGGATCTTGAAGGATGAAGATTGCTCCCAACCGGGATGCTCACAGGATTGGTAAGCCAAGCAAAGAGCAGCCCTGGCAATTACGCCAGGTTGGGGGAGCAGGTGGATCTGCTTGTAGGGGGTTTGCTTGAGCCTGCGATAGTCGTCGCCCCACGCTTGTTCTGCGTCTTCGTAGCGGTACTGGAGGGACAGCCAATTCTCATCAATGAACGCATCACGAACGAGCTGGGGAGCGTTCGCTTGTGTGGCGTTTTCGATCCCCTTGTATTTGAGATAGAGGTGCGTAGAGTCGCGGGGATTTTGGAAGTAGAAGGAGACGAGGAGATCGTAGAGATCGTTGGAGCAGAGGAAGGCTGACATTTGGGGATTGCGAGGGGATAAACAAAGGATGGACAGGTTTGGTGCTGTTAATCAGTCGTGAGCTTCTGCGGCTAGATTGTCATTGACAACAAGCTCCCGTTGCCACCTTTCCAGGTAGACACGGAACTCTGCACGTTCGCCGTCGTTTAGCATGAAGTCGCCAGTGAAGACAGCGGCGTCGATCTCTTCGCAGGATCTGCGTAGGTAAGCTCTCATCATTAAGCCCCAACGTGAGGGACAAGACCTAGAGCCTCGATAATTACTCCCGTTGTGTGGTAGGGGAAGCGGAGACATGTTTTGCCGCTAAATAACCACTTTTGAAAGGTTGGAGAGAACCAGAGGTCTTCAGGGTTGACCCCTACAGAAGAAAGCTCCTGCGCAGTTACAGGAGGGATGGCGCGATTACGGAAGTGTTCTTTCACGGAAATTTAGGAGTACAACTGGACTTCGGCACCTTTGCCGTACCTTTCAAAAAGATCCGCCGCGTATTCGGCAGAGACTGTTCGGGAGGCCAGGACACGGCCCGCCTGGGTTCGGGCTTCGGAGAACCACCATCCAGGCCCGTGCATTTCTGAACGGTGAAAATGGACCCACGCTGATTGGGAGGGTACAAAGACGCTCCATGCGTAAACCCTGGCTAGGGTTGGGACAAGATCTGCCATCTCAATACATCTGTAGGATGTTGTTGTCATCGAGGTAAACCTCAATTGACGGGAAGGAATGGGCGAGGGTTGTTAGCTTGTCGCCCCATGGGGCATGCCAATCACCATCCCAGAAACCAGCTCCGTGGTGGTTTCTGGTCAGGATGAAGTCATGGGCGGCGTAGTCCCACTCGTCCCCCTGGTTAGGGTCGATCATCATGGCTCGATGCTCGACTGCGTCGAAGCCGATTAACTCCGCTTGTGCGCGGAAGCTATCCCAGTCTTGGCGGATGCGGTGAATAAGGCCGCTGCTGATACTGGTGCCAGCTTCGATCTCTTCAGACCAAAGGAGAGTCTGAAGTGCGTGATTGTGTGCTGTCACTTTGCACACCTCCGGCGAATTTCATCTCCGTATGTAGCCGCCTGGTCGGAGTAGTAACCTTCCCGAATGGGATTCCAGCCACGCATGGCGGCCTCCGCTTTGCGGCAGTCTGCTGCGGTATAACGTAGAGCGCAGAGACTAAGAGTTTCTGCGTGAGCCCGCCACTTCACAAAGTCAGCGGGTGTGGCGTAGAGAGTGATCATTGGTTCCTGGAGAACACAAAGGTTCCAGACTTCTCGTCAATGACGGAGAAGTCCAGTAGGACCCAACTCCTACTATTTTTCCAGTGCGAGAGTGCTGCCATGGCAGCGGCGAGGTGGTTTTCGTTTTCTGTAAGGCAGTATTCCTTGGTTTCGCTGACACGAACCATGCCTATGTAGGCCCGGTATTCTGTGTTACCGTTTTCGTCACGTTGACGAATAGTTCGGACAACGTCAATTAGTGGCCGGGGCGTGGTAGTACGCCAAAGGTCCATCGCGGCTTTTGCCGGATGGATAGTTGTTGTCGCTGACATGAGTCAGACGGGCAGAGCCCGATGGTAGGTGGACAGGAGGGACAGGCCCTCATCAAAAGTACCCCTAGACGCAGTACGCCTAGGGGAAAATTTTGGGGAGAGATTGTCTAGTCAATTAGATAGCGCTGCGGATAAACTTCTTTGCTGCTAGTAAGCTGCAAAATGTATTGTAGCCGTGGTGATTGACAGCAAAATTGTGTTGAAGCCGGCAGTAGCGATCCAGACAGATAATGCGGACACCCTTGTAATAGGTATCGTGTGGATTCGCAAGAAGTCCAGTAGGTGACATATTCAGGAATGGGTCAAGGACAGGCGAAGGTTGGTTAGGTATTAGCTAGAGTGTGTGCAAGTTTAATGCTGTCTACATCGCCAGCAGATAACAGATGGCATAGCAGTTGCGCCTTTCTACGATCCTCAGCAGTAAGCTTTATTGGTGTAGATGGTGCTTTGACCCTAGATTCTGTAAATCCCATAGACCGTAAACTGGTACGACGGGCTACAACAGGCTTGACCCATTCTGCGCGTTTGTGGTGCGAACGGGGCGGATTTTTTGACATAAGCTAAACCTCACAAATAGGGTGAGCCCCAGACGCAGAACGCCTGGGGCAACAAAAACTGACACAGCGCGACTGTGTGATCTCGCTATAATAAACTGGAAATATTCTGTTAATGATTGTAGACTGTGTCAGCTTGACTGACAACTGAACGGCTGGCCGTTACAGACTACAACTATCCTACAAACCGGATAGACAGGTTGTTTCTATACTCGCATTGTGCAGTCGAAACTGCGTTACTTGCGACGCTCAAGAAACGTGACCGGGAGCAGTGCGGTTACTCGCATGGCCACAACTATTCTATTGTCAAGGTTCGCAAACCTTGAAACCGACTAGAATCGCGCTAACGGATCGACCGACTTTGCACACTACACCTGTCCCTCCGTACACACCACTTGCGTGGTTTCGCGTCCGGGATCAGTGGCACCGTGCGCCGATAGTTTCTGGCGCGTTTCTATTCAGTTGTCAAGGTTCACCCGGACTCTCACCGGGGGCAGCCTGGTGGCTGTCGATGTATCTAGTATGGCACAGTTTGGCGGATCTGTCAACCGGTTTGGATGGTGCCGAGCCCATAAAGGGGGGTCGACTGGCGAGGGGAGGAGAACCGGGAACGACGTCCGCGGGACTCCCCTCGCTTGAACCAAATCTATCACCCGTTTTGCAGATCCGTCAACCAATCCGCCTAACGGATCGGGCCAGGTCCAGCAGTAAGGGGAATCACGCCTGCGCGTGTGTGCGTGAGTTTACCATACTTCGGCGCAGCTGTCAACCTTACTGGAGTCGCACCGAGACTCAGGCTGAGACTGGCATCACCTGTTAACTACACATACACCTACTAAAAAATTGTATATGTATGTATTCGCTCAACCACCTTATAGCTCTCCTACCGCCGCCCTAAGTCTGAGCTTTCCTGATTTTAATAACTGACCAATTCTAGACTTACTCAACTGCATCTCGTCCGCAACCTCCTGCAATCCTTTTTCCTTCACCACAATCTCTTCCAAAACATATCGCTCCTTCTCTGGTAGCTCTTGCATCGCAGCGGCGACCATCTGGTGGTCTTTGGACAAAGGGACAGATCCGGGAGGATGGTCGCCGATAGCAGCGCCTGAGGTGTTGAGTGGGGGTAGGTCGTCCTCGGGGGGATCGTCCGCCGCTAACAGGTCACCCAGGCTGCTGCCCCCATCGACACTGGGACGGTCCAAGCTGACGACTTCCGTTAGGGCGTAGCGCTGGTGTATCAGGAGAATCCGCTCGACGCTGATCCCAGCAAAGTTTGCCAGCTCCTCAAGAGAGGGTTTGCTGCCAGTCCTTGACTCCACCTCCTGGCTATGTCGCTGAACCTTGTTGAGAGTCTCGTAATTGTTAATAGGGAGGCGGATTGTCCGCCCTTGGTTGTGGAGCGCCCTGGTAATCCCCTGACGGATCCACCAGTAGGCGTACGTCGAGATGCGGTAACCCCGAGCAGGGTCGTAAAGCTCCAGACCGCGCATTAACCCGATATTACCCTCCTGAATTAAATCGGAGAATTCAAGCCCCTTGTGTTGAAACTTTTTCGCTATGGATACCACCATGCGGAGGTTCGTCTTCACCATCGCGTTCATACTGTGGCGACCTCGCTTCTCTAGAGTCCGTGCCGAAGCCGCCTGTTCTGGATAGATATGCGGGTGCAACCATTCATGAATACGGCGGCAGTGGAGAAGCTGGGCTTCCTCACATAAGATGGGGTGAAGCCCCACTTCCTGCATGTAACTATGTAGTTCGGCGTTAGCCATTGGGATTTATTGTTTAACCTGAGTGGAATTCGTGGAATTCATCAACTTCAGCGAATTCCACAGCACCCCAGGTAGGCGAAGACTCAGTGCATTTAGTGTCCGTGTGGATCAACACGGATGGGGGGAATGTCCCAGTCCGCAGCTCCAGTCCCTGCCACCATCCACAGATAATGTATTCGTTCTGGCCGCTTGTCGTGAAATCCATGACGGTCATGACTGGACCGTCCGCAAAGCGAACACGGTGGCCTTGGAGGAACATGTGAGCGTTCACGTTTAGCGGGGGCATACAGGAATCCTTGACAAGATAATGTTGATCTTTACTTGTAGCTCTTTTATGGTGCCATCGTTAATGAGTTCATGATTGAACTCATATCTGTGCAATGGCTGCTGTGAGGCGTGTGACATGACCGCGTCTGAACTTTTTAAGCCGGGGCGCTCAATCCACCAAAGCTCGCTACCTGGAATAGACTGTATGAGCTTCACCTCATTCTCAAACCGGACATCGTCTACCACAACACAAGCGTAAGGGCTGAGTTTTGTAAGTGAGGCTTTCCAAACTTTTAGCCAGATCTCGTTGTCAATTACCTTGCGTCCCCACTCAGTACCCAAAGTCTGCATCAGCCTTCGGGGAGAGACTCCTAGTTCTGGGATGGGCTGTTCCTTAAGAACAGGGTCAGTACAAAGTGTTTTTGCCTCCTCTAACGAGTACCCTAACGATTGCAGCAGCGAGTAGATCATCATGCGGATTGGATCCGCAAATGGGAACACATAGTAGTTGTGTTCTTCGACTAGATGCCTAGCTACGACATTACTTTTACCTGCACCTGGGATAGGTGAATGAAGACCGATCAGTCGTGGGAGAGAGGAAGTCATCAATGAGAAGAATTAGCGTAACGATTGCGGGCTTGGAAATGGATGAACAGCTGCTTGAGTTCATCCCTCTGGAGGGGTATGACCTGACAGCGGGCGTCGGGGATGCCCACGACAATGCGGGCTCGGGGGATGAACAGCTTCATCTCCTTGTAAACGAACTCAGCAGCCGCAACGTAAGCCGCGACCTGGAGCTTGTAGTCATACAGCTTCTCTTCGTCTGCGGGGCTATCTGCTGACTTCCAGTCGCTTAGGCTGAGTTCGCCACCATCATCTTCGTGGTATCCGAGATGGTCGAGGGACCCGGCGAAACCGTCTGGATGCCAGACAGCTCCCTCCATCAAAGCGGTGTGCTTGATCTTGCGGACGAATGGGCGGATACTGTTCCAGTAAGGGGTCGCCAGTATGCAGCGCTTTGGCTCTTCCCCCGTCAGTAAGTAATGCTCAATGCTGTTGTGCATCTTCGTACCGCGCCAACCAGCGATCTTGAGAATCTGATCGGCCTTCTCTTGGCCCTTCCACTCCCTCCACTCGTTGATCTTGGTCATGTTCTTTGACCGTTGGAGCTTGTTCGTTACACTCCCCGCCCACCCGTGTGGTGTGTTGTAGTGACGTCCGCCTAGAGGATGATCATCCTCGCGTTCTAGTGTGTACTTCGGGAGTGTTATGTAATCCATTTAGTATCTAACACCGTCGATGGGTTTGAGTAATTCATCGGCAGTGCAGTCAAGGACACGCGCACACCCAAGAAGAATCTCAGGGTCAATATAGCGAGTGGCTTGTTTGCGGGCTCGGGAGAAGGCTCCACTGGAAATCTGGAGGTCGTCGGCCATGGCCTTGAGGGTGATCCCCTTCTGGATCGCTAGAACTTCGACATTCCGCCCGAAAGTTCGGATGATCTGCGCGGAAGTAGGAGTCTCCATCGGGTACATGGTGTTGGTCACAGCTTACATGAAAAAGGGGCGGGAGAAAGCCCACCCCACTCAGAAATCAGGCAGGAGTGTCCATCAATCTGGATCTTCCTCCCCTTCGTCATCTTCGGTGGCCTTGGACGCTTCTGGGTCAAACGGATTACCGTTGTCAAACAGCACTTCCAGGTCAGCACCTTTATCTAGAAGCGCTTCGTAGGCTTCTTCAATGTGAGAGCTGACAGCCTTGGGAGGCGCAGCCTTCAGGGCGTACTTCGTGAAGCTGTTCTCCTTCGTCCGGGTGATTTTGATGTCGTACTCCTGCGGATCGCCAAAGTCGGGGTCCACGATGGCGGCGTGAAGCTCCTGCAGGATCGTCTTTTGGTCGATCATCAAAACAGAGATCCGCTCTTTCGCGTAATCCCAGACAAAACCGGCTATGAACCGCTTTATGTCGGCAGCCTTGCCTGACTGCTTGTTGATCTGCAGGTTGCCAGGGATCTCGTCCCCTTCCGGCTTTTCGCGCCAACGGACGGGCTTACTTTTGCCGTCTGTTTCGACCCAAGTGCCGTAACCGGTGATGGCGGCGCCGAGAAAGCGATAGCGGAACGGTTTGCCTTCATCGAGCTTGGATAGGCCAACGTAGCCGTCATTGGCGGCTGCGTCTCTGGCTACGTCTTCGACTTGGTCGTCGGAGAGAAATGCTGAGGTTGGGCGCTTGGCCTTCGATGCTGTGGCCTTGGCGGCGGTTGCTGCGGGCATGATGGTAGAAAGACAGTAACGATTGAACGGGGTTGAGACTGATTCGCCTCGGTTACAACAACCCTCAAGGAGGTGTTGGGATCGACAGAGCCTGGGCATGAGCCCGGATGATCTGCTCGCAGACCTCAGAAGGAGAGGTGCTGTTGGCAGCGGCGAGGGCTACCAGATGAGCATGAGCCTGATCGGTTAAATGCAGATGGCGCTTTGTTTTGGGAGCACCGTAGCGGAGGTAACCGGATCGGGAGGTGGGCAATGTCGACTGATTCAAGAGTAGAGCATCAAGGGGGATGGGTCAACCTATCTCAGAAAGTTAATAGGGGGTGGGGGCGTAGCTGCTGAATCGGGCTCGGGGGGATCTGTTCCTGATCGTGTATGGCGCTGTGATGGCAGAAGGTCCAATCTCCTGTGCTGTCGCGGTTAACGGGCACAACCGGGGGTACGGTGCGGAAAGGGTCCAACAGGAAGTCGTGGAGAAGGGTGAGGTAGGGGGCAAGCAGCGGGACATCGCGAGGAGAGACATGAACACAAACGGGGGTGAGGTGGTCATTCTCACAAATAAGGGTCACCTCAAAGAAAAGTCGATTATGCGACAGGTGGGCTTCCGCGAGCCGTAAATAAGCTGTGGGCGGATGCTGCGGATTTGGAGGAGGAGAAAGGTAGTAAGGCATCGGCAAAAGTGATTCGCCGTAAGACTATAGGTAAATTACTGTCGAGAACGTTAGGAGATCTCTGCAATTAACTCCTCTTCTGTCTGAGGTCCGCCTAAAGCTGCCGTCAATTTGGTTAACGCGGGGAGTTCGTTGATTAGCTGCTCGGGCGTCCAGACTGCTTCGGATCGGGCTACACGGGCAATGATGTCGACTCGATCAATGTCTTTTGCTGGATAGTATAGTCTAAGTATTTTGTCAAGATCTTCATACAAGTCGTAACCTTCGTTAGCGACAAGGCGCCTAAACGCCTTAGCCCAGATCCTCGACATCCCGGTAGCGTCGTCTTCGGAGTAAAACACGGCGGATAGGTCGATGTCCTTGGGAACACGCTGTCCACAAAAGACTTCAAACCACCAACCTGATGTTGGCGGAATACCATCTTCCACGATGCAGTAGCCGTGGGCGTAATAATTGCTACTCTCAGTCCCTGGTATTAAACGCTTTTCTGTGAGGTAAATGTGCAAACACCTATTTAATTCAGCAATAGCCAGAAAAGTCCTAGGGCCGGGACTGACTAATTTGCCGTGGCGCAGCCCCGAAATCTGAGAGGAGTGGAGCCATGCAGTCCCTCCTAGAGCGCTTCGGGCTAGGTAGGTCATCACCGGGTGACTCCATTCGTTGGTGTCCATCCAGCGTGTAAAGAGCTTGGCGAACGTCTGCACACCATTCTTGTAGCTTTCTACTGTCGATATGTCTTTGACTCTTTCTGGATAGATCATTGTGACGCTTCTAGAACGGTTGATGTGGTTATTGGCCTTGTTCAGATCGTAACTCACATTGATCCTAATGCAATCAGCAAAGAGCGTATGTTGCACATAAGCTCACTTTACAACGCACACTGCCGCACTTTTCCACCATATACGCCACCCCTCTCAGCAATGTGCATACCCGCATCCTGACCATTCCTGAGAGGAAGGGCCTAGGCTCAGCTGGCTCGGTGCATCCGCGCAGCAGAAAAGGCCCTCCCCTGCTGGAGAAGGCCCAAACGCTGAGGATGAGTCCAGCGATTCTCACCGCGACTTTAACCTATGGCTGCTAATCGCCGCAACGACTCAGGCGACCTTGAAGCGTCTGAAGGCAAGGCGCTGCCGAAAGGCAGTGCCAGAGAGATGTTTGACAAGAGGGTCTTTCCTGAGGATTGGGCCCTGATCCCAGTCGCCGGGAAGGACACATTCCACAAGGGCTGGACGGACACAAGGATCGAGCGGAAGAACTTCCTGTCCACGCTGGTCATGGACAGTAGGTATCGCGGGATCGGTGTTGTGACCGGAGCCCTGTCTGGAGGGCTAATCGCCCTGGACATCGACGGGCATGAGGCGGATGCCAGGTACAAGGCGATCTCGGGGGAGGAGTACCTGCCCTATGGGGAGGAGACGACGATGTCGTGGACTTCGGGGAAGCCGGGGCGGAGGCAGTTGCTCTGGCGAGTACCGGAGGCCCTGGTCCCGCAGTTGAGCCATGTAATCTCGCTGATCCTGCTGGGGGACGGGGTCTGGTGGAGCGGAAAGGGGCGGCAGAACGAGGATGATCCACAGAACCGAGCCCCAAAGGAGGAGTTGGTGCTGCGGTTTAACCGGTGCATGTCGGTATTGCCAGGAAGCCCTCACCCGGACACTAAGCAGCGTTATCAATTCCTGCAGTACAACGGTGGGAAGCCTGCAGAAGCTCCTGAATGGGTGCTTGGTGTTCTGCGGGCCCAACTGAAACCGGCTGAGTGGCTGTCTCAGGACGACAAAGACGAGATAGGGTCCGAGGTAGGTAGAACATTAGTCCCGCCTCGACAGTTGCGGGGGTGGTTCTTCAAGGATGAGGTGCAGAAGAAGCTGCAACCGAGGCTGACCGATCTAGTGTTTAAGCACTCAGTATTTGATAAGTATGGCTGGGAAGAACGGGGAGGGAGCAAGCCGCAGTTGATGAATGGCTGTCCTTGGCATGAGAGCAGCAGCGGAACTTCGTTCCAGGTGAATGCGGAGAATGGCTGCTGGGATTGCAAGAGTTGCGGGGTTGGTGGGGATACTCTCGACTTCATCCATAAAATAGAGACCAATGACATGTACGCTTCCCGGCCTACTGGGTCGGAGTTGGAGCGATACATCAAGCCGATTGCGGAGGCGCTTGGCTATCGGTATCCAGAGGATCTTCTGATCGTCCAGAAGACGACTGATGTTCCTAGGGAGATCATCTCTGGGGTTGAACTGCTTGTAAGGGCAGAGAAGATCATTAAGGAAGTGAGGGATCCGGCTGAGCAGTTTATTGCGTTGTCGGATCTTGCGGACATGACCGGGCGGATGCGGTTGACTCCGACGAAGATCAAGGAGCTTGTGACAAGGCACAAGCAGTTCACAAAGAACAAAGAAATCGGGTTGCTTAGGGATAAGGACTGGAGGAAGGACGTCTCCCCGGAGGAGCACATTATTCCTGGCTTGATCCGACGTCCGTCTCAGGTCCTTCTCCATGCTCGGGGTGGTGTCGGTAAGACGGAAACGGCCATCGCTTTGGCCAAAGCCATTGGTACGGGGTCGTCCATCAAGATCCGTGGGATCGAGGTGCAGTGCAGGCAGGGGAATGTTTTGTGGATCTCCAGCGACCAGAACAAGTCCCGGTTGGATGCTCAGTTGAGCGCTCAGGATATTACTGAGGCGAATTCGGACTGGTTCCACTTTGTGGAAAACTGGAAGACGGACCTTCCCCGAGAACTGGCGGAGATTATCAGGAAAGTTGAGCCGGTGTTGGTTGTGATTGACAGCTTGGCTTCATCGCAAGATGAAACCGGGGTAAAGGAGAATGAAGCGGAGTACGCTGCTCCGCTTTATGCGCTCTCTGTCAACAATGGAGACCTGAGTTCCGATTTTGGCTTCCCTTCTTGCGCTCTCCTCTGGATTCACCACAACACCAAAGACGGGACGAAGTTCCGGGGGACGGATCGCATCAATAACGCTGTTGATGAGACCTGGGAGTTGAAGGATCTGTCAGTTGAACAGGAAGCCACCTTCGGTGTGAACTCCCGGCTGATGCAGATTGGCAAATCCCGGTATGACCGGAGCGGGGACCGGATGCTGATCCAGCGGGATCTGGAGTTGAACTACAGCATCGAGGATCTGACTCCGCTCCTGGAGAGGGAGGGGGTGAACCGGACTGGGGACATCAGCCCCCGGAGCCTGGTGTTGGCTGCGGTGACGGACTCGGGGGAAGAGGGGGTCACGCCGAAGGCGATTCGGGAGTTCGTCATGCACAGGATGGAGGGAGCTGGACAGGAGGATTTCCCATCAAGGACAGCGATCTGGAAGCACCTTGCTGCTTGGGAGAGAGCCGGGATGGTGGAGAAGGTCGGGATGGCCGCTTCGGATGTTGGGCAGGGAGGGCGCCCCACTATTCGCTACAAAGTGCCTCGCGGGGAGAGATCGAAAGAGGGGGGTACAAACCTTGATTGGGACGACCAAAACACTTGGGGGGAGGGCTTTTTGAGGTTTGTTACCGGTTTGTTACCCCACCCCAAAAACAGCAGGGGGGTAACAAACCTCCCCGAGGTCGAAGAGGGTGACCTACCTGACTCCGGGAGGTTTGTTACCAAGGGGCCTGCAGAGGGCGAAAAAGGGCAGGGGGTAACAAACCTCCCCCCTGCCCCCGAGGGTGATCTGCCCCTGTCGGGAGGTTTGTTACCCCATTCTTCGGCCCACCCCCGCGAGGGGATGGCTGAGTGGCTGAACGCCTTCGGTGGAGGATCAACCGATTCGTGATCATGAGGGCTTGCCTACCCAGGCCCGATGTGGTTAAGATGGGGGTGTGTTGAGGGTTGATCCCGGCACACCTCTTTTCCATGCCAGTGCTAGGTCCCAACTCCGAGCTTGTCCCGTTAGCGGTGTACGTCTACCCGGAGCAGAAGAAGTTTTTGATTTCTCTCAGCAGGGGCCGCGCTTACTCCGTCAGCAATGTCGTTCGCGACATGATCAGGGATCGCCAAGTTCAACACGAATTCCCAACGCTAACTGAAAAGTGACTGCCACTCTTACCCGCAGTGAAAAAGGCTACAGCTCCAAGGTCCAGAATGTCCTCGTCAGTATTGGGGAAACTCTTGTTCGTGCTCAATACCCCGAACTTACCGAGCGTCAGACAGCAGTCGTCGCCGACATTGTCGAAATGATGGTTGCGGATGCTATACCTGACTTTCATGCAAGTCTTCGGGGTCCCGCCGGTACTGGTAAAACCGTTCTACTGGTAGGGCTGATTGTCGCTTTGGACATCTTGGAGCTGAAGGTTGTAGTGACGTCGTTCACACACAAAGCATGCTCCGTGATTGCCGCCCACATGGAGCATCTTAGACCGTACATGCGCCAAAAGGTCGAACCCGTCACCCTGCACCGGCTGTTGAATCTTAAGCCGCAGCGGGCTGAGTATGGGAAACCTGAGACCTTTACTCAAACAAGACCACCGGAACTAGATGGTGTCGACTTTGTGCTTGTTGACGAGTGTTCGATGGTGGGTAAAGACCTTGTTTTACATATCGAGAAGGGCATTGTTGAAGCCGGGATTCCGATTCTGTACGCCGGAGATTCCTCCCAGCTAAAGCCGGTCAACGAGGATACGCTATCCACGACATTCAAAACTCCAATTAAGTACAAACTAACTGAGATCCTCCGGCATGACGGAGCGATCCTGAACCTAGCGACGAAGATTAGAACAATGAAGTATCTACCTCAGGTGGCTCCGGCCTCAGGCGGTGATACCGATGTAGTGGTTTACAAGAACTCCGGGCTGTTGGAGCAAGCCTGGTTGGAGTCGGTTCAGCATTCTGACCGAGGGGAAGGTACAGTCATGCTGACCTACATGAATAAGCATAGGAGAGCCTTTAATCGTCAGGCCCGGATCGCAATAATGGGTGAGGACGCTCCCCGTTTTATAGAAGGGGACACCTTGTTAACACTGTCTCCGATCATGCAGGACGACAAGGTCCTGTATAGCAACAATGAGGATGTTCATATTGTCGATCCCCCGAAGTTGCTTGAAGGCTTTCAACCTATTCATGAACTGGACTTTACTTGCTCTACTTGGCGGATCCGAACAGAGAAGGGTATCCAGCTTTTTGTGCTAGAAGACCAGGGCGAGATAGACAGATTTAACAAGTTCGTCAAGGGACTTGGAGCAGAAATCTCTAAGGAGGCGAAAGCCGCGAAAGGTGGCTCTTACCAAGATATTCGGGCAGTAAAACGCCGCTGGGCTACACAGTATTTTCCCCTTCGTGCGTTCTTTGCTGATGTCGATTTCCGCTATGCACTGACTATTCACAAATCACAGGGCAGCACATTCCGCTACGTCTATATCAATGACGACTACAGAAAAGCGCGGGATCAGCAGCAGCAGTTGATGTACGTCGCGGTAACGCGAGCTTCGCGAGAAGTACATCATCTTGATACACGGGTTTCCGTGTAAGAGGTGATCAGTATAGATATGGACTTACGTCTTTTCGCCTTTAAGTACATCTCGCCTTTTTCTATTACACCCGACTACAGAGCGATACCGGCGGCCTCGGGGGAGAGGGCTGAGTTGGAGCTGCGTCGTCAGGTGCCCTGCGCTAGAAACGTCACTCTTATCTCACTTATGGATTACCGCAGACAAACAGCCGGCTCTCATCGTCATGGTAAAGCTTAACAACAGTCACAGCTTCTTCAATTCACCTAGTCAGCACAAACTGCTTATTGATGAACTGTGGACACTCTGTACGGTTAAAGGTCCTGTGGGGCTTGATACCGAGACTCTAGGTCTCGACCCCTTCAAAGACCGTGTCCGCCTGATTCAACTGGGCACCCCAGATCATTGCATCATCGTCGATCTTGACGGGTGGCGCACTAGGGATTCTGAAGGTGAGGTCGTCCGGGCGGTGCCATGGGGGAAGCCAGGGCTGAAGGAGTTGAAAACCATGCTGGAAGGTGCTCAGCCGAAGGTGCTGCAGAACGCAGCGTTCGATCTCAACATGCTCCGGGCTGAGGGGCTTGTTATCAAGAGCCCGATCTTTGACACCATGATTGCGTCGAAGATCATTACTAATGGGACAGATCACAAGAATGACCTTGGTTCTATTGTTGCCCGTTATCTTAAGATCTTTCTCCCGAAAGAACTGCAGAAAGCCGATTGGGGCGGGGTGATCACGGAAGACATGCTGGGCTATGCGGCCAGGGACGCCAAGGTGCTGCCGTTGTTGGTTGAGCCGATGATGGACAAGTTGAAGGTCAGCAAGGTCACTTCAACTGTTTCACTCTTCGATGTCTTCTGCCTGGAGATGCAGGCACTGCGACCGATTGCGTACATGCAGTGGCACGGATTCAAGTTCGACAGTGCCAGAGCGAAGCAGTTAGAAAAAGATCTAGAAGCTAACTCCGCGAAGCTTAAAGCGGAGTTTCTTTACGCTCTCGACGCTACCCTCCAGCATCGTCACCCTGAGGACGAAACGAAGTGGTTGCCACGGGATCCTGACGGAAGCCTCAACCTGCGGAAGAGGAACGTAGGGAGAGGGAAGCACAAGATGCTTGCGGGGTTTAACCCTGGTAGTACCCAGCAGATGACAAGGGCGCTGACTGATGCGGGGATTATCCTGCCTCCGGCGAAGCCAGTTAAAGGCAAGGCCCCCGAGGCCGGTAAGGTCTCCCTCGACCAGAACCTGCTCGCTTTCCTGCGGAGCGACTACCCACTGATCGACCAGTACATGACATGGAGCACTGCGGATACGCGAGTGTCCTGTGTGCAGACGTTGCTGAAAGCTGCGGCGAAGCATGGGGATCGGATCCACTGCCGGTACATGCAGATGGGGACTGCAACGGGGAGGCTGAGTGCAAATGAGCCCAACCTCCAGCAAGTCCCACGCGCCAAAGAATTCCGTTCTTTATTCGTCGCTCGTCCTGGGTTCAAACTCGTCTGCGCAGACTTCAGCCAGATCGAGCTTCGTGTTGCTGCTGAGCTTTCGCTGGAAGAGCGGATGATTCAGGCTTATGCAGATGGAAGGGATCTGCATACTGAAACCGCTTCCTCCATTGCCCGAGTACCTTTGAATGAAGTTACTAAGGCAATGAGAACCTCAGCGAAGATTGCAAACTTCGGGTTGCTTTTTGGGGCAGGAGCGGCAACGTTCCAACGTCAAGCATTAGCACAATACGGCATTCTCTATACAATGTCGGAATGTAAGGCTATTGTCGAAGGCTTCCGCATTGCCTATCCTCGCCTTTATGAATGGCAGCAGGAGGAGGGTCAGTCCCGTTCCACAGCTGTTTTCACTCGGTATGGGCGGAGACGGATCCTGATCGGGTTCAACGATAAATACACGACTCGGATCAATACTCAAGTCCAAGGGACTGCTGGGGACATTGCCAAGATTGCTATGGCGATGCTGTGGGAAAAGCTGAGGGAACAACAAGAAGAACACGCTGTACTAATTTCCTCTTGCCATGATGAATTGGTGATGGAAGTCCGCGAGAGCCAGGTGAAGGAATGGGCTCACACGCTCAAGTCTTGTATGGAAAACGCCGGAGGCGTCGTCTGTAAGAGAGTCCCGATCCTCGCCGAAGTCGGCATCGGTGATACCTGGGCGGACGCAAAGTAGTCTCATTTTGAGATAATGCTGTTATACTGAAAGCAGCCGCACTACTGCCGTGGCCCACTCTCTGCACCAAGAAATTCGCCGGGAAGTTTCGTTCGCCCTCGGGGAAGCTCAGTCTCAAAACACCTGGGTTGAGGCGGGGATCGCTGTTGAGGTAGTTCGGCATCGGCTGGAGCGGCATTTTCAGCATGTGATTTTCCAAGGAGAGGACGGCAGGGCAGTTCGTGGCGACCACTACATCCGCAGTCTTATGCAATTACGGTGAGGGTCGACCGATTCAGGGGTTGTTTGTCAGACCTTTATGACCTATGCTGAGAGGGTCACTTTCACACGTATCAAATCCGTGTCCACAGTCATTTCCGGTCGCGATCTGCTGAGCCTGGTCAAGGAGAACCCCGATATGGGCGGTTCTTCGCTGGCGCTTCTCGCCGGCTACTCGCGCACCAACCGCAAAGATGAGGAGGTCGCCGACGTCAGCGCCTTCAAGGACGCTCTGCTAGAGGCTAAAGGTCTCTCTATCAAATCCGAGGTGCGCGGTCGTGCCGCCGCCAACGAGACCACTGTGCATGCCTCCGGCCAGATCCTGATCGGCTCTATCTACGCCCGTGAAGCAGGTGTCGGCCCTGGTGATGTTTACTCCATCACCATTAACGACGGTGGTCAGATCGTGCTCGATGTCACTCACCGCGAACCTGGCAGTCCTCTACCGTTCAAGGTGTATGAGCGGCAGCCTAAGGCCACCGGAACTCAGCCGGATAGTGCCCCTGCGTCCTTGGAGCCGGTCGCTGCCTGATACTGCCTGATCAGTAACGGTAAAAGGAAAAGCCCCCCCAAGGTCGTCCTCGGGGGGCTTTCTTGCGTCTGGTGTCATGGAAGTCGCAACTGACTGCGGTTCAGGAACTCATCAACAGCTACACGGCGGTGGAACCGATACCGGGGCTTCTTTACTGTACCTATATTCCTAATGGACTTATTAGTAAATATCCCCTTCGCCATATAGTAGCTGAGGCTATTTGGATTTTTGATTCCCGCGATCCTGCAGAACGCTGAGGAATCCACCCAGTCCGCTCGATCGTCGCTGCTGTCTTCCGCTGTTCGCTTCTCCTGGACCGTTCGCTCCTGTATCAGTTCAGTCAATCGCTGGAGGCACTTCTCGATCCCCTCTAGACGGTCGGAGATGAGCAGGTCGGTGCTCGGCTCATTCATGTACGGGACCGTCCAGCTGTTTCAACCAGAATAGGTCATTACAGATTGAATCTGCCCCTCATTTTGGAAAGCTCTGCCGCGTTGAGCCACCGCTGATAGACCCGTTCGTGGATTCCCACTCCGTGTCCCATAAGTCTTGCTGCAAGGCTGCTCGGGACGCCAGCCAAGAGCAGTCGGATGGCGTAGGCATGCCGGAGGTTGTAGAGGGCAAAGGGGGATGGTCCTCGGGTATGAATATAGATATTCGCCCTGTTGGTGAAGTGCTCGCGTCTGCAGCTCGGCCTTCGCTCATTGTGTAAATCAAACTTCTCGACCCATGCCTTTGGGGCAGGCCACACAACGCGATAGCCAGTTTTCGTTGTGTCCCCCACCTCCGCTTCGGTATCGGCTGTTAATCGAACGTCGAACACCTCATGGGGCCGCAGCCCGTAGACGGCGCACATTCCAAACACCCATCTCCACTCGGGCTGTTTAATCGCTCCCCAGATCTCCGCGATCTGATCGTCCGGGGGAATATCTCGGGGCCTCAGGGAGCGGACGGTGTAGCCGGTGAACGCCGCCCGCAGGGGAGCGCAATCCAGCCCGCAGGCACCCGCCACTGCTGTGATCACCTGACCGTAGGACCGCCGCTTCGCCGATTTCGCGGGCATGCGCTCGATTACGCCCAGGAGCAAATCGAGGGTCAGCTCCCCCGAGGACGGGACACACCGGAGTGCTGGATCCCAGCGGCGGCTCCAGTTGGTCTTCGTGCCGGATCTCTCGGCGAATATCCGGCGAGCTGTGGCATGGAACGTTTCCAGCGTGGGCCTCGCCTCGTCCTCGGGGGGTCCCCAGGTCGCCCAGGTGAAGGCTCCTTGGCGGATCTGGAGGCCCAGATTCATCGCTTGTCCCTCCGCCACCCCCAGGCCGGCGAGGTTGGCCTCCAGACCGAGGGCGATTCGCTGCTGTCGGCGCCCTACTCCGGTGCGCTCGGGCAGCGTGGCCACCAGGCTGAGCCGCTTTCCCCGGTGCTCGATACGGCAGCGGAAGCCCGCGACCTTCAGCCTGGCGTTGACCTCCCCGAGGGTGGCGCGGAAGCGATCCATGGAATGGGGTTGGCTTGAATCTGGCTTAAACCAGTCTGACTGTGGTGGCTTAAACAGGTCAAGCGAAGTACGAAACAGTCCGGTTGTGATCGGGTAGAGCGGCTGCGCTGCAGGGGGTTTGAGGCTACGCCTGGGTTTTGGCCCCTAAAACCCATAGCTCTGAGTCCTCCCACCAGGG